GTTGTTGGCTTTTATAACATGTTGGTTAACGTGAATAATTGTTTTCATGTTTTCATGTCCCTAACGTATCTTGCAAAACTATCAGCTGTATCACCAAACGCAATACGCATGCTGTCAAACTCTTGGGCAACTTCTTCTAGTACATCGTTGCGTTGTACAAGCTTCACAGTGATTTCTGTATCTGCTGGTATGTAATACACGTTGCCGTCGTCGTCAGTGCACTTTGAAAACATTCCATCCATGGAATGGAAGTTAAGCTCTATCCCGCTGTCAAGTACTACTTTACAGTTGTTGGGTGCTTCATAAAGTTTCATGCATTTTTCTCCCGCAAACAACTGCATGTAAACCCACTTGAGTCATAGCCGATACCATGGCAATATGGGCAGTGCTCATCCGTTACTAGTGGCGGTTCACGGGTAAATAACTTCTTTATGAATTCGTAAATAGCCATCATGATCCAAAGATTTTCTTCAGTTCGTCGTACACACTGCGTGCTTGAACAATAGACATACTTGCCAATAGTTCTTGTGCTGATTGTGTGTTCACGCCACTAATATAAATCGTTTGCGCTGGAGAGGCTGTCACCTTTGCGACTTTCTTTTGCGGAGGGGGCAACACATCTTTGCTTGGCTTTTTTGCCTTGGTTGCTTTAAGCGGTGTGTAGTTATCCTGCGTTACAAACAATCCGCCATTCGCACTACGCACCATGTTCTGTCGTAAAAACTGTGTTGCTAATGAAATGACTGAGCCTTTCTTAAAGCCTTTGTCCTCCATGCCCTTGCCAACTTGTGATCGTGTAAGGCCGGGGTTAGCTTTGATGTAGTTGAAAGTCTCGCGACTTACGTTGTTGGTTGGTTTGAATGCGTGAGGTAGCATAGTTCTTCCATTGGGTTTCTCTGATTCTTCGTCGTCAAACGAAAGGTTTTCTAATTTCTTAAGTTCTAATTGAAGTGTAGGCACTTGGTTGCTCCTTGGTTGATGAGTGCTGATTACTTGATACGCCATAAATTGTTTGGAGGGTCATACTCCAACACCTTCTCAGGTGGTGGCGGTGTCATAGATTCAGAGGGCGGAACCCATCCAAACCTACGCCATACTGCTTGCACGTCGCCATGTGAAGTCCACTTAAAATCGGGATGCCCGACTGGAATGGATGGATACGCTTTTGACATTACTTTCATATTGCCCCCGCAAGTCTCGCAGCGATGGCGGCTGCTGTTAGTTCATCGGTTGCCATCTCTTCCACAATCTTCTTACGCTCAGTAAAGCGCTCGACCTTACGATCTAAACGCTCTAAGTCATCTCGATTGACATACAGCCGTACAGTGGGAAACAGTCTAACTGCTTCGTTAAGTGTCTTACACTTGCCAAGGAACTCAAGAATGTCGCTCTCTACTTTCTTCCATTTGGCATCGAGTACAACAACTTGCTTGTTCTCCTCCCATGCTTGAAGCGCCTCGGCTCTGCCCAGTACCGTATCAGGCAATGCCACTAAGTCATCATAAGTGATCTCAGATTCTGACTTCATGTAGTAACTATCACGAGGGCGTTTATACGCATTGACACCAGTGAACCTAATGGTGCATGCAGTCTTCTTACCTTCATCAGTCTCGCCCTTGATAACGATCTGCACATCGTCAATCTTACCTAACCAATCCTTAGGTATCTCATGCACAAGGTGCATATGATCCTTACCCCAGCATCCGAAATGATACAAGTAGTGAGCATCTAACTGTTGTGGCTTGTTGAGGTGCGGTAGCTCAGCTTCTAATTCTTTGCGATGCATACTGCGAATGCGAGATTCAACTCGCTCTTTGAACTCTTTTGTAATGTTTACTGTAGCCATAATAATCTCCGTGGTTGAAAAGAATGGGGCTTGCGCCCCTTGGTTAATCGTTGCTCTCTGATACGAAAGCCTCTATTGATTTTCTAAGTGCATCACGTTCTTGTTGTGATGCGCCTGCATCGAGGGCGTCGTAGCATAGCTTCAGAATGTTTTGATACGAGTCAAGCAAACTGTTCAGTTGATCCATTGCGTCCATAATTACTCCAGTGAAAAATGGATATTTTCACCGTAAGGAGCGTTAATGTCACTAGAAATACACCACAAAACAGGGTAGTTAGGTGCTTTATCTACATTAAAGTCTGTGTAACCATCTGTCAGACAGACAAATACCTCGGGCTCAATGCCCTCCTTGGCAAGGAACTCGAAGCCTGCTTCCATGTCAGTGCCTCCGCCTGAGTAGAACTCTAGTGCTACTTCCTCGCCTTGCTCGAATACTTCATGCTTGCATACACCAGTGTCAACATACAAGACGTGTACTCGCTCGGGGTTGCACTGCGCAATGATGCGAGCCATATGACCGTTGTAATAAGCCAACTCTGTCTTACTGATAGAGCCTGATACGTCGACTTGGATGACAACCTCGCCCATCTCAGCTACCTTGCCTGCGCTTGGGAGATACGCAATGTCAGCGAACCTGCGGTTAGGGCGTGACCATGAATAGTCTCCACGTACATAGCTTGTCATGTAACGCTCGAGAATCTCGTGCCATGGTGTTCCGGGATCGATGAGGTCTGCAATGATCTTAGCCAATGCAGGGGGCATCTTGCCTTGAGCCTTAGCTGCTTGCGCTGCTTGTGCAATCTCGACACGAGTCTCAGCATCGATGCGCGTAGCTTCTTCTGGGGTCAGTGGTGAGCCACGCTCAATGATGTCGTCGCCTGTACCTCCGGGCCCATCACCATTAGGATCATCGGGGAGCTTGTTGTAAATCTCATCGACTGTCTCATCCTTAGAACCATCCATCTGTACGCATCCCTTGATGGGTGTGCCAATGTCTGCTGCCTTGAGCATGTCGTTGATCCAAGCATCGCCTGCAATGTTCCACTTCTTAGGAGTGCGTGCACCTCGACGAGTCGCATGCTGACCGATCACATGGCCGATCTCGTGTGCTAGTACGAACACAACCTCTTCAACAGATAGTGTGTTGAACCATGTAGGGTTGATGTAGATTTGATTGCGCTGATCTACTGCTGCTGTTGGGATAGTCTCATCCTCGATGAGCTGGCGCTTCATAAGGATAGAGGCAAAGAAAGGATGCTGTGTTACGAGCGATACCTTTGCCTTGTCTAGGGTAGTTACTTTCATGATTACTCCTTGATGTTGTACTGGTTGATAACGATTGGGATACCTGCGTCAAGCATTGCTGCTACTTGATTAGCTTTCTCTAACTCTTCGGGGGTGCGCGTTTCTAAAATAAGCGCTTGCAACTTCTTCTGAAACATACTGCTGTGCGTTCTTACATCAGCATCTATACCCATTCTGATTTTCTTGATGCTACCTTCGGCATTGTCTTTATCCCATCGCCCGCCGTTGTGATGGTCGCCGTCTAGCAAGTAAGCTGCAAGGTCTGCTTGAATTAACTCAACAAACTTCTCGCGGTATTCGACGGGCACAGTCGGTACACGAACACCGTACCAACTATTGTCTGAATATCGCAAATCGAACTGCTTACACAGATACTTAGCAAGACGCGATGCGTGCGATGAATAGCCACCAGTAATCACACCGCTTTCTATTTGCCGTTGAATAGACTTACGCAAACGATTTGTAATCTGCGTTGGGTCGAACTTGATCTCTGCTGATACACCTGCAGTTGTTAGCATCCTAGATGCTTGATAGAGCGTTGGTCGCATTGTCATAACCTTTCCTTAGATGTTAAATGCCGCCATGCGAGCGGCTACTGCTTCGAGCTTAGCTTTGGCGTCGTGCCTAGCATTGGCTGAACCTTTGATGACTTCGACTGTATTGAGGCAGCCAGTCGCTGTTGCTTTGAGAATGTTGATCTCATCGATTAACTCTTGCGTTGGATTGATTGCCAACTTAAGCGCTACGTCACAACCTTCAATGACGTTCTCGACAAGACTATTGTGGAAGCGTTCACCCTTCTGACCCTGATACTCCTGCAAGCGCTGAGTGAGTGCTGACAGTGGCTTGAGCATACGAGCGATGGTGTCCATGTTCATAGCTTCTGCTGCTTCTTGCTCTGACTGCTCGAACGACTTCAAGTCCTCCTCACTTAAGTCAAACAGGAAGTGCCTTGAGTCAGGCATGGGCTGAAACTTAATGTCGATAGACATAGACTGATCGAACTGGGATGCCGTTGGATAGTCATCCACATGAGCCCTACCTGCCGCGTGTCCACTGTTACGATACGCTACATCTTCAAGCACTAGCTGATCGTAGTGTGGCATGTAGTTGCGCTTGAGATTCTCCATCATGGCAATGCGATGCTTAGTCTCTTGCGTGTACTCAAAGTACAGATCGTTAGGTAGGATACGTGGGCCTGCATCCACATAGGGAAGCGTGTGCTTCTTGTGATACGCATACACCTCTGTGTACTTAGACATGATCTGCGCAATCGGATTGTCCTTAGACTTGAACAACTTAGTCAGCACAGTGAGCGATGTATCACCCTCTTGCCGTTGTATCTTGTCTGATAGATATGCATCACGTTTAGTCAGTGAAGCACGACGCATTGTTAGCTTGACAAGTATTACCTTATCTGCCAGTTTGGTTGGTTGCATATAGGTCTTTCATTGGTTGAGAAGAACGACTGCTTGAGCCCAGTCTTTGGCTTGTTGCTCTGTATCGAACATATTTAATTCGCTTGTCCCGACAATTCGGGCTTTCCAAAACTTCTTGTACCCTTGAGCTGTGCTGTACGCACAAGCGACCCACGCCATACGCTGTGGCGTTTTATCATTAGGGTCTTGCTTGTACAAAAGTGTTGCTGTGTAGTTGCTGTCTTGCATCCACACATATGTCACATCAGCACCTCAGCATTTTTGCTAGCCCACTCTACGAATGAACGTGTTGACTTAATCGCTGGGCACAACTTGATTGCATCCTTAGTTGCCATCACATTGAACTCGGGGCTCATGCGTGACAGATACTTGGATACACGATCGAAGTTGTCTTTGGTAGACTTGCGAGCCAATGCACCAGTCAGTGCATACAGAGTCGCTGGGTCAGCAGGTAAGTCAGCACCAGCAGGATCAAGCAAGATACTCTCGATGTTAGGCAGTGCTAAGTAGATACGTCTAAAGCCTGTGTACTCAGCAGCAGCGCCTTCACCCACCTCACCGGCACAGTTGTCGAAGAACAGTGCGTTCTCTAACGATGCAGGGATCATGTTGACACGCTCCCACGATCTAGGCGTAGGGTTGGCGAATCGGTTGGGATCGAAGTCAGACAACAACGCAGGTCTGAACCTAATGAACTGAATCAATACAGGATCAATGTCATTGTCTAGCGCCCACTCAGTCCAGTCGTCGACATTCTCTTGGAAGTCAAAGCGTCTAGTACGATTCGCTAGCTTAGACGTGATGCGATTAGCACCTGACTTGTCCTCGGTACGATTGCCTGTGGCGATCATGTACAACTGATCTGATAGATTAAGCTGACCCGCACGAAAGTCATAGACTACACCGCACAGGGCATTCTGCATGGGCACTGGGGCATCTGATAACTCTTCCAAGATCAGACCTACACGACCAACGCCTTGACGCAACATGTAGAACTCTTCAGGCGGAACCCAGCGGGTATACGCGCCTGTGTTGTTCGGTGTGCCAAGCACATCGACTGGATCACGGAGTGACGCAGTGAACTCCACGACATGATCGAGATTGAGCTCTTTCATGATCTCGCGGGCACAAGCTGACTTGCCACCTCCAGGCGCACCGAGTATGAACGGCACGATCTTGTTGCCATTGGGCGCTTTGAACTGTTCTAGGATTGATGTTTTGATATTGCTATAACGCATGATTTTCCTTGTGGTTGAAAAGGTTTTCGCGTACTCGATGCTTGCCCCAATGCGTGTACGCATTAACGATTGGGTAGCCAGTGAATTCTAAATTGTGTGTATGTACAGCCCTGTCACTAGTGCGACAGCTTCTTGGCTATGAGTGCTGCAATGGCGAACCTTTCAGCGCATTCCATTGCATCTTCTTTGGTATCGAACTGACACCGCTCGATTGGGTGTGCTCCGCTATACACTGAGCCATAGAATCTAACCATGAACTTGTCACCTACCTTGCATACATAACCTATGTCACGCAAGTCGCCATCGTGATAAGTCCCATCGAATAGTCTTAACGCTATGTTGACGGGTGTTTCAAGCGAGCCTGTCCAAAAGTTATTGGCCTTGGGCTTCCATATAACTTTCGTTTTCATTTGATGACCTCTATCTTGTATGTCCTGTCATCTTCATTGACCTCGATGCGTACAGCGCCTACACCGATTGCTAACATTACACCTTTGTAATGATCTCCACGCCTGACCGCATTGCGATATGCCCACAGTAGTACGACTACTGCGATTGATAAGACTATTTCTAATTCAGTCATTAGGGTCTCCATACAAGTACGTCTAACATGACGATGATGATTCCTGCAAGGAATACTATACGCTCTGTCTTTTCCCATTTAGTCATTTGAACCCCTCCAGTTGGTTGGCTATTTCTGCAAACTTAGCAGCATCGCTTAACTCTTTAATGCCTTGGTTGCGTTGCTCTTCAAGGCGGTTGAACTCTGCTTCCTCAGGTGCTGCTTGGCGTAACTCAAACAAACGCCACTCTTCGTATGAGTAGGGGAAGCGTTGCATCGTCTTGCGAAACAAGACTGCGTTACATACAGGACACCATGGGCTATACGACCTACAAGGTTTCTCTTTGTTGATGTACCACATTTTGTCGGATACATCGAGCCACGATGGGTTAGCCATGCGATCGAGTATCTTGTGTTTGTTTTTGCGTACTTTCATACCCTCATCCCCCTAATATCTTGTCCTACGATACGAATCACCGACTGGCGATCTGCGTAACTCAGGCGTGCGCCTGCTGATGTTGCCCTGCGGTGAGCCTCTTCCACCTCCATCGTTAGCTTCTTTAACTCAAGCTCAAGCTCCGCACGTCGTGCTCTAGTATCACGATCTAATACATAAGCCGATACCAAACAGGCACGATAGCCGTTGAAGATTGCCATGTGCTTGGTTTCTTCCTCTTCTTGTATGCGTCGCCTCTCTGCAAACAAAGCCATTGCATGCCTGCCTGCATCGGTAACGCACCACCCTTCGTGCTTGACTTCATTCTCTACGTAGGTGAATGTGTTTATCCATGCACTACGCACCAACACACCCAGCGTGCGATTTGATGAGCCCGAGAACACTAGTTCTTTGATTGACTTGGTATCGTCAATAGACTTGAGCGCATCGTATTGGGCTTGGGATGTGTACCGCTTGAGTGCGGGTAAGTGATCGTGGTTCATCTTTCCACCTCAGGCACGTAGATTGTGTTCTTCGTCTCAATGACTCCACCTCTTGGGTTGAATCTGACGATCTCGCTTGTGCGGATGTTGCCACTGCCAATGTGCGGATGATTAACCACCTCTAGTTTTGCACACCAAAAGGGTTTGTCCATACTGTCGTACAGCAAGCACATCATTGGGTCAGAGTAGGTTTTGTAGAATACGATCGGTTTCATGATCTGAGTTCCTTTTGGTTAGTTTGT